TGTATAAAGACCACAAGCAGTAGCGTAGTTAGTACCTGCAGTGCTTGGTTCTTCAGTTGCACCTTGACCTGTAGTGTTACTAGGATCTTCTCCGTTGTAAAGACACTTGAATACCTCATATGCAGAGTTCATCACGTAGAACTTAGCATCTGCAATTGAGTTTGCACCTGTTGCAGTCTGTTTACCAATTTGACCACCGCCACCAGGTGTAGCTGCATAGTCTGGTTTCCACATGTCATACTTAGGGTTAGCAACTAGATCCCAGTTGTAACGACGAATAACTGTTCTAGCAAAAGAAGTAGTAATACGCTTAGCTGCTATTAGTTCGTCATAAAGACTAATTTTTTCTCTTTGGTTATCAAGAGGAAGAGGAGGAACATCTTCAGTTGCGTAACGATAAACACCAGACTTAGCTGTAGCACCTGTGTCAGAACCACCTGCACCACCTGTTCTACCTTTTAATGCAGATCCAAGAGGAGGAGCGGAGTTAACGCCAGCACTGCCAAAAACGTCGGTCAAAAGGAGGGCACTATCATAAACTGCAGCAACTGTTGCACGGAAAGAGGTGGAACCGTAAGTTCCAACGTAAACTTCATTACCTACTACGAAAGCTGTAGAATTTTTAGAGTAGACCTCCAAGTATGCTCTCCATGGTTGCGGTCTCCCCACAAAGAAATACATCCTAGAACGTTCCGCGCTGACATCGGTTTGTCCCTCTGTGAGCGATTCTAGGAATTGTTTCGCGTTAAATATGCGAAATTTATCAGAAATAATAGCAGCCATGGTTTTATTTGTACGACGTTGTAGTTTGTGCCTGAGTTATTTATATTGTTTATTTAGGTAATTGCGAACGGAATCAACTCTTGACCATTGACAATTGAGTTTGCACCTCTAGTTAAAGTGCATCCAGTGAATGATATTGATGTTTTTCCAGTGTATTGAATAACAGTTCCACCACTGGTAAATAAGTATCCTTCATCAGGGAAGTAAGTAGTATCTTGAACGATAATAATTCCACCAATTGTTCCTGTAGAAGAACTAATTGCAACTGGATTTTGAATTGATGGTGGCAACAGAGTAAATTTAGCACCTGATAATGTAAAACTAGAATCTCTACGTTCAGTGAAGTCTTCAATAGTTAAAGCTCCAAAGTATAGATCAAGTTCCCCAAGTGATAATCCAGATACATTAGCAGTTCCATCATCAAACATACCTTCAAAATGACTGATTGTATGTCCAACATTTGTCTTAGTATAACTTCCAACATAATCTTCTGTTCTTCCTGCTACAGAGTTCACGATAAGAACTTCAGTTGAATTTCTTCTAGCAACGTGATATCCATCATTAATCTCAATGAGATCAACTTCACCATCGTGTCCACCAGTTGTGTTACCAGCTCTAATAGGAACTGGATCTGATAAGAATATTGATTCTGTGTATCCATCAATTACACCACTTGGAGGTGGTATTCTAAGAACCTCTAAGTTTTCTTTAGTAACTGATAATGTTCCAGAAGCACCAATTTGTCTTTGTGTAACTCTCTCAATTCCACCTGCAGATGCAGATGCACTAACCATCTTGACATCACTTTCAGATTGTACTTGAACAAGACCAACAGGAGCAACAGATACGAGTTCTGGAATCTGCCTCAAGAAAGTTCCAGCAGTCCAGTTTTGTTCTGTGGTTCCTCTTCTTCCTCTAATAATATTAGTAAATCTATCAGAAAGTTTTCTATGGTATTTTACTACTTCATCACCAATGAGAAGTAGACCCATTGGATCAAATTTAGTGGTGTCTGGAATGTAAGCAATACTGTCACCAATATTAAAGTCAACATCAAGATATGCAGCAGTCTCAAAGAAGTTAATATTAGATAGAGCATCATTTGGAATTACATTCTGTACAGTGCTTGTAACTACTTTAGTTACAGTAGAAATAGAATTGAGAGAAGCAATATCTTGAATTTCTGCAGAAACAACAGTTGCAGAGTCTTGTAGTCTCAATACACCACCAACTCCTTCAATCTCAACAGGTTCTGGTTCAATGAATACAATTTGAGCACCGCCAGGTTGTTCAACACCTGGTGGCATATCAAATCCACCATCAACTACATTGTTTGTTGGTAATCCAGTATCTCCAGTTTGAATCTCTGCAGTTATCTTGCGAGATGTATCCGCTGGACTAATAAGATCTATGGAAGAGAAAGAATTTACATCAACTAGTCTATTACCAAGAACATCAATAGTTGATATGACTAAACTACTTTGAGCAACATCTAGGTAAGGTCTGATGGCAATGTTAATTAACGATACACCAATGTCTCTGTCTGAAAGAACATCAAATCTTCTTGTTGCAATAACTTTTGGAGCTTTTGTATATCCAGATCCACCATCAAGTAAATCAACACTAATTACTTGTCCTTTACTGACTAGTACATTTGCTCTAGCACCACCACCTTCACCATTCTCAGGTATGAATTTTAGAACTGGTGGAGTAAAATATTGATATGCAGTTGGTTGAGTAATTGGATCATAACTACGTTGATTCCAAGTTAGTTTAGTAACACTACCATTTTCAATAGTTGCTACTACAGATAAACCTTCTCCTCTCGTAGTTCCAGTATAAGACTCAACTGAGACTGAACCAAATATATCGTCAGTTAATTGCTCTCCTGCTCTACCATCTTTACTTGTAGCTTCTGTTGGTAGTTTCTTAATACTACGGAATCCCTCTTCACCTTCTACACGAATGTTATCTCCATTTGATAAAGATACAAATGGTTTTTTATATGTTATTCCATAATTACTTCCTGACCAAATACCATTATCATCTTTAAGAATTTTTCTTCCAAATTCATCTTGAACATATGTTAGAGTTACATTAGAAATATCAGCGTCTGCAATTACAAATGTTCTATCATAATATCCCTTTGGTACAAAGGTATAATCCAAACCACTTTCAGTAGCAGCATTTTGTCCTTTAAGATCAAACACTATATTGTTTCCAGTAACTACTGGATTGCTAATTTGACCAATAACGTTATAAGTTCCGTTTGCTCTCTGTTGCCAAACTTGAATTGCAGATCCAACTGCATCTCCCATCCAATCATATTTTAAGAAGTCAGGTAAAACAGTAGAATCAAAAGAGAATGAACCTTGTGCATAGTAAGTATCTGGAGCGTAATCATATATGTTTAAAATCTGTCCGACATCTCTACCATAAAGGTATCTAATGTCAATTTTCATCTCTGGTTGAATAGATGTAGAAAATGTGATGTTAGGACCTGATACAGTATAAGATTTTCCGTTTACCTGCAATACACCATCTAAGAAAACATATAAAGAATCTTCTTGCTCAATACTTAAAACAGTATTGTCTAATACGTCAAGAATTAAGAAAGGTCCGTTTCTAACTCCATCAACTAGATTATAGTCAATAGTAAGTCGTTTATAATTACCAACACCAATACCAACAACTTTTTCTACAGCTGTTGGTTCACCAATAGTCTTAGCACCTAAATCTTGATCCCAAATAGGAGCAACATCAAATTTAACTACGTTAGGAATTACAGTCTTGTCTATAAAGTAAGAATCTTGTAATGGATAGTTTTCTCTAAACTTAGGTCTTTGTATTACAGCATTAATAGTAAGAAATAGATTCTCATCTTCCTCTGTGTTTACTTCTGTATTGTCATCCCAGTATAATTCAAATTCTTTATTCTCTCCATCAATGTAATCAGGAAGAGCTCTAGTAACAGATTTTTGATCTAGGATTTCACTCACATTATCATACAAAGAATCAATACTAGAAATTACAGTATTGCATTCTTGGTTTGGAAGTAAAGGATCACCTAAAATATTGTAGTTTGAATATGTTAATGTAGGAGTCCAGTTTCCTGCTCTATTAGGATTTTGAGTTGTCTTCTCTACTAAACCTTTTCCTTCAGTTAGAATTGTGTTCACAATATCATGATAGGTATTCAAAGCACTCTCAACTTCAGCACATGTAGGGTTAGTGCTGTCAACAATAACAGTTAAATCTTTATTTGGTAACTGATTCCTCATTGCTTGAATCATAAGATCCTTAGCATATTGGAATGTAGCAATTGTTTCTGTTAATTGTCCAGTGATATAATATAACTCTTCTCCATAAGGATAATCTCTCGTTTGATAATATAACTGTGCTGCCTCTACAATTTTGAAGTTACCACCAAATTTAAGATGGTAAACATATGAGTCTAATATGAGACCAATGTCTCTACCACATTTTGTAGATAGAGATCCCCAATTTAAAGATGGATATTGAGCTTGTGCCCATGTCAAAGATTCTGAGATGATATATGCTCTGTTCAATGTAATTAAATTACCTGCATCATAGAAAGTTCCGTTATTGACACCACTAAACGAGAAGGTTGCTGAGTCAGTACCAGAGAAAGATGTAGGAATAGTAACAATAACGCCAGGTGGAACATTAAATTCGTTATTAGGAGCAATAGCACCTGTACTAGTAGGAATAGGTCCTGTAGTTCCTGTGCCACTTAACAATGTAATTCCAGCTGGAGCACCGCCACCACCAGCAGAGTTTGCTAGTGCTGCCTTAGTCATTGTTATTTCTGTTTTACTATCAATAGATGCAATTCTCGTATCAGATGAATAAGATCCTCCAGAACTTACAAACATACCAACAGCAAGATCGTCTGTAGAGGTCACTGTCATCTTAGTACCTCCAGCAAAATAAGATACACCAACATCAGTGTAGTCCCAGTTGCGAATTGCTAATCTTGCTAGTCTAGTAGCGTAAGCAAATATTGCATTTGACTGTGTTCTATTATTTTGGATATAGAGAAATTCAGAATCAGAATTAAAAATAGAGGTGTAGTCAATTGTTTTTACATTTCCACCAAATCTAATATCATGTTGATATGCATCTAGAATTGCTCTGATATTTCTTTCATAATCATCTTGTTTTGTACTCCAATCTAATGTAGGATATGTTTCTTTTGCATACCCAATAGTTTCATTTACAATAAACTCTATATTTCTTTCAATTTGATTTGCAGCATCAATCCAAGTACCACCACGTTGGAAGATGTTTCTAATTTTTCTTAGATGTTTAGTATTGTATTGTTCGTCTTTAAACTGGAATACTTTACCATAGAAAGTCACACCTTTATATGCAGTAGTCTCACCTGACTCACCAGTTAACTTTGCTCCATTTCCAAGAGGAGGAGCAGAGAATACAATTTGATCACCACTGATATTATAAGAAACGCCAGGTTCTTGTACAACACCATCTAGAGTTACAATGAGACCTTTTTCAGATGATGGGAAGAAAGGTGTTCCATCTTTTAAAATTTGAAAAGATGTAGTTCCTTGTAATCTACCATCAGTGTCATAGTAACCATCAAAAGGTGCACCAAGAGTAAACTCAAATGCACGAACTTCATTAAATAAAAATTCGCTAGTAGACGCAGTACCGAAAGATTTACTAACTCTCTGACTTTGTACACTTTGAACTGTTTGAGTGGTTACTTGTTTTGTGCTTTCAACAGTGA